CCTTTGCTGGTATCCTAAGTGGTAAGATCCGTGTTTACATCGATCCATATGCCCCACTTGGTGCCAACTTCTTCGTTGCTGGCTATAAGGGTGAGAGTCCATATGACGCAGGTATCTTCTACTGCCCATACGTTCCTCTCCAAATGGTTCGTGCAGTTGATCCCAATACTTTCCAACCACGTATTGCGTTCAAGACCCGTTATGGTGTTGTTGCTAACCCATTCGTTCTCAATAGCAACAGAGCTCCAGATGGTGAAACCCTAAGCCCTGGTATCAATCAATACTACCGTCTAACCCAAGTTGCCAACCTCCACGGTAACGGTACTTGATTAGAAGTTAGTTGATAGCGTAAGTTCAAAAACCCTCCCGAGAAATTGGGAGGGTTTTCTTTTATCCATAAATATTTCTATGGCAACCTGCTCAAGTAATACCAATCCACTTTACAATAATTACTTTACTCTTAAATTTAATAGAGGTACTAGCCAACTGGAACTTATGTGTCAGAGAGCAAACCTTCCCGGCATTTCTGTTCCAGATCTAGTTCAACCAACTACTTTGGGTACTACAATTCCAGTTCCAAGTATGGTTGCTGGATTTGAACCTCTGGCAGTGGAATTCATTGTTGATGAAAATATGACAAATTGGAATTCCATATACTCATGGATTCGAAATATTACAAATATTGAAAATGATACTGAATATAATATTGATTATCAAACCTGGCATATTACAGGAACCCTGAGCATTTATACAGGTCCGTTTGGACTTGCTAACAACAGCCCTATAACAATAACTTTTACAAATATTGTTCCAATATATTTGAGTGGATTGAATTTTCAATCTGACAATAGTGATGCAATTGTTCAAAAAGCCAATTGCAAATTTAAATATTCGTATTATACAATATCACCTAATCCCCCCGCCATACTTACTTAAAGATAGTCGGTGGGGTTGTCAGACCAGCTCTCAGGGTTCTCTGGGGGCAGATTTGGGTCAAATGGTAATTTGTTTTGCTCAGGCTTGACTTTACGGCGCTTCTTGCGCTTGGGTTGGGGTGCAGGCTCTTCTGGAGGTGGTTCGTTTATAGGGGATTCTTGGTCTTCGTTTGACAATATATCTTCTTCGTCACTCTCATCTAGTAAAATTTCAGCTTCTTCAAAGTTATCTATCAGATCATTGACAAAATTTACAAAATCTTCATTTGTGAATAAATCATTTAACATTTGAAGACCAGATTCATGTGCAAACTTCATATCATCGGGGAGAGATGAAACTACAGTTTTGGGATCTGTCTGCATTGTCATAAAATAGATCTCATACATCTTCTCTAATTCCAGAGTAGGTGCTCCAATATAAACTATGACATTGCGTGTTAGAGAAATTTCATGACCACGAATATTGGAAAGATAATTTGTTAGTTTGACGTATTCTACCAATTCGCCTTGTTCATCACGAACAACATATGCTTCAAGCCGAGCAGGAAGTTTAATTGAAATTCTATCGGTGTAAGCCTCATTGACCATACCAATTATTTCTTCACCTGAAGTAAGCTTAACAACTCGCAATACACCGCCAAAATAATTCTCGGGAAGTGATTCGGACATGTATATGTCCTCCCTTCACTATTATTTATCTTTTATGCTGTCCTTTAAAGACATAGAAAAAATCTTATGATCAAACTTTTCTTTTTTGTATATTTTTATACGTTCTTCAAAGTGACGAAAGATATGGTTCTTGTGTTTCAGCCAGCATAGATCATCTACAATGTCAAAAACTTTGAGAGTCTTCTTTTTGGCAGATACTCTTAGACCACGACCAATGCTCTGTAACAATCTAATTATAGATTTAGTAGGCGAGGCAAAAATAATATTGTCGATATTAACAATGTTGATACCAGCGCTAGTAGTGCCATAACTCGCAACCAGTATAGCATCTCTTTCCGTATCAACGACTTTTCTAATATATTCTCTTGTATCTGCTTCTGTTTTTCCAGAGATGAAATATATTGGTCTACCGCTTTTTGCTGACTCCAAGAGAGCGGCGAGAGGCTTCCCGTGATCTTCGACGTAATTGAAGAGAACGAGCGTGTTGCCTTTGGTTTTGAGGGCAAGTTCTTTGACAAATTCGTTCCTCTTATTATTAGTTATAATCCACTTTAATTCGTCAGGATATTTTTGTTTTTTGAGCAGTTGCTTCTCTTCGTCAGTGTATTGCAACAGAATACAGTCGATTCCAATAGTAGCAAGCAATCCCTTGTTCATTAGGTTTTTTGTTTGAATGAACTGTATAGCGGGACCAAGAATACCTTCGATGCTTAGTCTATGTGCCTGTGCTTGATCTAGTGTTCCTGTAGTACCAATACGAAACCAAGCCTTAGCAAGCTTCTGGCCAATCATATTGATTGATTCTGCTTTGGCTTGATGACACTCGTCAAAGAATATAGCATCAAACTGGTCAAACCACTCTCTTGGTAGTTTGTATATTGACTGCCATGTAGAGACTACTATCTGCTTATTGGTATCTTTGTCTACTCCAGCCGATATTTTGTGAATATATTTTTTACAAGACCAAGATGAATCTTGAGAAGAGTAATCAAAAAAGTCAGAATCCATTTGATTCACGAGACCAACTGTTGGTACGAGAATCAAAATTTTTCGATTTGGCGATAAGACGGATTGTAGAAAGCGGACCAAGACGTAAATTATCAAACTTTTGCCCGAACCAGTAGGAGAAATCAATACGCATCTGTGATGGTTCAAAGCATGCATAATTGCTTGCTGCTGATGCGCATGCATCTGGACGGGTTTCTTCTTTACCGATACCGCTAGGGTATCGTAGAATTGAGCAAGCTGTGTTTCCTTTATACATAAAGGATTCCTATTCTCTTTAATATTTAATGAATATTTACGATCTTGAGAAAACTTATCAAGATAGGTTTTTAGACCGCGAGGAAGAGTGGATGTAAGTATATCATATAACCGAATCTTTCCATCCCATATGCGCCGTTTGAACATGGGCATATACTGGGCACCGGGTACCATGAACGAGAAATAATCTCGTAATTCTTGTTTAATTCCTTTTTCTGCTTTGATGTAGTAACGAACTTCATCTACAGATTCAACTTCAATATCCACATAATATTTATACTATGCCGTTCATCATTTTTTGCCAGTCAATGGCAGACTTGATGTTGAAGTTTCTATTGTTGATGGCCTTTAGAAACTCCTCAACCATCTTGACTTTAATCTCATTGACAGCCACCTTTGACTTCAATTCAACAATCTTAGGATCACCCTCAATGAACTTTTCTACATCAGTTTTGAGTAGATCCAAATCAAATGGTTCTTCTCCCCACGCTTCCAATTCTTCTTTGGACGCTTTACCAGTTAATATTTTCCATTTACGCAATCTTTGAATTGCGTATTCATTTTGGTGCTTGGTCAAAAGTAATTTAAAGTCTGTAAGCATATTGAGATACTTGGCGTGAACTTGAGGTATCTTAAGAGCCTCTACACCTAATTCTGTAGAGTCTATTTGGGAATCTTTAGTAATATTATTCTTGAGGTCTTCTAGATTCATTTGGTTTGTAGTATAAAGTACCTTAGGAAAAAGTCAACTAAATAACTTGACATCTTTATATGATGTATTATATTTACTGTGAGGTCTTATGATTATTGATTTACGAGAAATACCAGTTATTTGGATAAATTTAGATTCTGCTACAAAAAATGCAGAAACTATGAAGTCAAGATTTGAAAAATATGGGTTTAAAAATACTCATAGAAAATCTGGTTTAATTATCCCTCCCCCAGAGGGAACTCCACAATCAATTTACCATTTTATGGGTTGTGGTCAATCTCATATTGATATACTTGAATCACCGCAATATAACACACCTTTTCTAATTTTAGAAGATGATGTTGAGTTTGCAGAAAATTTTAATCCAATTATTGATATTCCAGATGATAGTGATGGTGTATATCTCGGCGTATCTACTGGAAATAGATATTATGCTTCAAAAAGATATAATGAAAATTATTTAAGAATTGGTGGAATACTTGCAGCACATGCAATCTTATATGTTACTCCTACATATAAACAAAATATGGCTGATATAGGTAATCATTGTTTGCATGTATTACAACAACCTTGGGATATGGGAACTGCACAAATTCAGTTTTCTCAAAGAGTTTATGCAACAAATCAGCCACTGTTCTATCAATCAAATGATAGAGAAAATGCTAATAAATGGCAAGGTTTTACTGATTGCGGATTAGAGGATAGAAACACGGAATTCCCTGAATGATTAC